GGCGTAGATAGAGAAAGTCTGCACCGAAGCAGTCAGGTTGACGATCTGCTGATGAAAGTGTGTTGACGCCGCCGTGGTGTCTTCGACCAGCTTATCTGCCGTCATAGTGCCGTCAGGCGCGGCGGTAGCGTCTGCTGTGACGCTGCTCTGGAACGGTATCCACGGCGCGGTGGCAAGCGTCTGCGACTGCAAAAGAAGGTTGGTGCGGAGGTCTTCAACCAACAAACCCTTGTTAGTAAGGCGCGGCACGTTGATGCCAAAATTGACCAGCGGTGGGCCGGATAGGTCGGTTACGGCTACAGTGGTCGTGGGTTTGTAACCCGAGACGGTGGCCCTAGGCTCGATCTGCGCGCCCCACAGGAACAGGCCCGACGTGCCGTTGCCGGTGTAGTTATTGACGCCCACTTCGTTTATTAACCCGTACTGAATAAGAGCGCCAACAGCCAAGGTAGCGGGCACGTTGAGGATGCAGCGATACCAGCCATTTGCCAGCACCTCAATCGAGGCTGTTGCACCGGCCCCGCTTAGGCCGGACGTAGACCCTGAACCTGTAAGGTCAAAAACCACAGTGCGGGCCGTAACGTCTGCAAATGCGTTCGTAGGAACAAAAATAAGAAATCGGGTCCGTTCAGCGGCTTTGGCGTAGATAGAGAAAGTCTGCACGGACGCAGTCAAGGTAACAGTCTGCGCGCGAGTGTGCGTGTTTGTTGACGTATCTTCGACCAGTTTGTCGGCGGTGGTAGTCCCGTCAGGCGCAGCGGTTGCGTTTGCTGTGATACTAGATTGGAACGATACCCAAGGTGAGGTGTCCAACGTCTGTGACTGCAAAATAAGGTTGGTCGTCCCAAAATTGACATTCGGCGTCTGGTTCGCGTAGCCCGTAGATGCGCGGCTAAAACTCCAGTTGGGTGTGCTGGTCACGGCCCCGACGTCTTTTTGCGCGAAGAGCGCCCGGTTAGTCGTAAAATCCCAATAGTGGTACGGCGCGATGCCGTTCAGTGCTGCTGTGGCCGTGGCCAACAGTGAGTTTGACGTCTGCATGCCGACGCCGCCCGCGACAGCGCCAAACAAGACTGGCGTCTGCTTGAACGGGGCTTGGACAGGAGAGAAGCCTTGCCGTATCATCAGTAGTAGTACGTGATGTTGAGCGTGGCGGTCGCCGCCTGTTCGATGAACCGGATCACGGTCAGGTCTCCGTCGTACAAAAGAGGCACGCCCGGGGCCAGCGGCATGCCGACAGACGCCGTGGGCGCGACGCCGTCGTCGCGCCAGCGAACGCCTTGTGTGTCGGCCACAATCAGCGCCATCGTCGGATCGGCGTTCAGCCCGTTCAGGTCGCGCGTCGGGACGGTCAGCGCGGTCGAAGCCGCAAGGCCAACGATCTGCTGGTAGCCGAGGCACGCGGTGGTGGTTTTCAAGCCCATAGGTTAGCTCCGGTTACAGGGGCGCGACTTCAGATGACGGTAGCGCGGCGTTTTCCATAAAGGTTGCCGGGTCGCCCTGCATCATAGGATCGGGCTGCATCGGCGCTTGCGGTGCGGAGTTTCCGCCCATGCCTGCCAGCGCGGCCGGTGTCAGCAGGTCGCCGCTGGCGATCATGGACTGTACCGTACCAAGGACGATATCCTGCATCTGTTCGGGGGTCAACGCTGTCGAGATGACCTTGAGGCGGGCGGTCTCGGCGTTGTACGCCGCGACCTGCGCGTTGCCCTCGGCGGTGACTTCCTTGATGCGAAGCTCCTGCGACTCCATGCTGTCCTTGACGCTGAGCAGCATGTTGTGCAGCTGCTGCGTCTCCTGCTGGAGCGTCTGGATTTGAAGCTCTGCGGCTTGGAGTTCCGGCGACTTGTCGGTGTCTTCGATGACCTTGGGGTCCATCGTACGCTTGAACCGCTCGGCCATTTCCTGCGCGCCCGGCCAATCCATGTTCTTGATGAACAGGTCGCCTGCAACGGCCCACAGCTGCGGGTTGCTTTGCAGGATGGTCGCCATAGCCTCCATTGCTTCCTGACGCTTGGTCATGTAGCTCGGGCCGGTCGTGACCATGACGTCGTAGCGGCCGACGCTGGGGTTGTAAATCTTGTCCAGCACAACGCCTTGGCTGTCCATGATCTTGTTGACGGCCATCGGCTGCTGCGGGTTGATCTTGACCATCTTGACGAGCGCATCCTCGCCAATGACGCGCGCCATGCGCTGCGTGTCGTAAATCTTGGGGATTAGCTCGACGATCTGCCGGGTCGAGTAGCGTACGGCGCGCGCAAGGTTATCGACGTAGTGGTAAGTGCCAACGTCGGCCTGCCGCTCGCGCGCGAGGATAGCTTTGCCCGACCGTTCGTTGCTGGTCGCGCCCAAGCTGGAGTTATACTGGCCTGTCGTCGACTTGATGTCGTCCGACGCGCCCATCTTGGCTTGAATGAGCCCGGTCTGCGCCATCGGCGGCATGCTGCGCTGCGGCGGCGGCAGCGGCGAGCCTTTGCCGTCGGTCACATCCGGATTGTACTCAAGGTACGGCCAAGCGGTCGTGTTGGCGGTTTTCCACTGATGCTCGTAGCCCTCAAACTGGCCACCTGCGCCAATAAACGGCGCTTTCGGGGCCAGCGCCAGCATCTCGGCTTCGGCCGACACCCAGTAGTTGTACAGGCGCTGCGGGTCTTTGGCGTTACGCACAAGACCCGAAATGTAGAGCTTACCCTCGATCTCGTACTCGTTGCCGACAACGCGGATGATCGGGATCGACTTACCGGCCCACTCGTTTTCTTCCAGAATCTCGTAGCCGTTGGTCTTGATCCACATGACCTTGCGGCGGTCGACGCGGCGCGACTTGATGGCTTTACCAAACGCCTGTTGCAGCATCTTGTCTTTGATGGTGCCCGTAAACGCCGTGTTGTTCTCGGGGTACAGGTTCAGCGTCGCTTCTTCGTGGTCGAAATAGAAGTACTCGGCAATACGAACCGTGTCTTTGCCAAGCCATGTGGCCTTGGCCGCGTCGTTGATGTTCTGCATCAGCGAACTGAGCGGCGTAGCATCAGGGTACTGACGCTCGTAGTCGAGCTTGTCTATGTCGTCCGAGATGAACCCGTACTGCGCGTCAGCACCGCACGGGTCTTGGATCATCGGGTCAAGCATGACCGAGAACGAGTTTCTTACCCGTACGATCTTGATGTCCTGCTCGAATGACTCGTCGTCGCAGTACTCGGTCAGGATACGCCAGTATCCTTCGCCGTAAGTAACTTGGTTCTGGCAGGCTGTGTCGTACGCCACGTCTGCGTCCGAGATGTACTCGATGTGCTTGACCATGCCGTCGAATATCTGCGCGACCTCGATGTCAGCCTCGTCGTCGGCCGGGATCACTTTACCTGCGGGACGGTTCTGCCGCTGGTCGTTGGTTACCTGCAAGATATGCTGCGGCATCTTGTTGACGGTCAGGCACGGCCGCGCGCCGACCGTCTGGCCGGAGACGGAGCCGCGCGTGTTAAGGACGTCGTCAGGCCACTGAAACTTGTTGTCGGACGAGCCCGCAGCAAACCGCAGGTCGTCTAGCTCGTCCTCGCGCGACTCGCTCCATGCCGACTGCGCTGCGGCCATCCGCGTACGCATGAGCGCCAAGCACTCAGTTTGGGCTTTGGTCGGCTGCTTCGGCAAGAATTTTATTCCCTTTTTTCTGGTTTTCTAGACCAGTAAGCAACTGCAAATTCCAAGGGACATGCAGCCCACACACACCGTTACCTAGCAGCGGTACTATGTGGTCGACCTGCCACTTTACGCCTGTCTCGCGGGTGCGCCGCGCCGCTTCTTCGTACATCCGCCGCATCTGGCGGCGCTGGTCCTTGGTCAGCCACGCCGGGGTCCGCTTGAGCTTGGCTGCGCGGCGTCTCGCGGTGCTTTCTGCCGTCTTGGCGGGGTTCTCCAGCTTCCACTTCTGTATGCGCGCTTTGTGCTTGGCGGTGTATTTAGCGTACGCTCGTCTGGTCCGTTCGGCGGATACCCCCGCCGCCCTGTTCTTGATACTCTTGAGCAACGCACACTTTACGCACGCTCGGTAGCTCACGTAACGTTTGGTCGATCCGCAGCGGCGGCACGGTTGGCCGTCGTAAAACTGCGTTTTGCGGCGCACTTAGCTCGCCATCCACCCTGTACCCGATACTTTTCCACGGTAGCCTGTTTCGTACGAACTGTCAACGCGGGGCTTGTTGCCGCCCCGGCCGGTGCCTTTGTTGGCGATTGGAAACGCGAACGTCAACGCGATGGCGTCGGCAGCGTCAGGGCTGGCCTGACCGCGTTTCTTCATGCTTTGCTTGCTTTCCAGCTTGATCGCGCCGTTGTTGGTGCCGCTGCTGGTAAGCTCTTGTTTTGGGCCCGTCAGGTCGCTCTGCAACATCCTGTCTTTTGGCAGGCTGGCTGTCTTAAGCCATTCTTTCATGGCCCCCCACATCTCGGCGCGCTTGTTGGCGTACATCATGGGCTTCTTGCTGGAGTGCCCGAAGTTGACGGGTCGGACCTGCTTGAACTGTTGTTCTTTGAGCCGGTCGTAGACGCCCGCGCCCAAACCGCCTTCATCGACGCAAACCATTGTCGGCCGAAATTCTTCAATGATGTCAATGATTCGGCCCACAGTCTCCATTGTATCTTCGCTACGGTATCTTCGAATTGCGAGGATGTCGCGTCCCTGTCGTACGGCAATGACGGTCGCGTCGGCTCCGAACCGGGCGGGGTCGACGCCGACGATGATCGGGGCGCTAGGGTCGAGCATCTGAGGTCTTGCAACGGCTTCCTCCACCAGTGTGCGCGAGATAAACTGCTCGTCTCCCTCGGGCGGGAAGCTGCCGTAGACTTCAACGTACGCTTGAGACGAGTCCGCGCCGTATTCGTCGATAATCTGCTGGTAAACAGCCTTGTCTGTGCCTTCGACGGTGCGCGCGTCAACGGTTTTTGTGTTCCAGAACGCTCGTTTCTCGTGAAACGTGCTGTAAAAGTAGCCCGATCAGCGACTGGGGTTTGAAAAAGCAAACCAGAAACTGTTCGGTGTGTTTTGCGTGAAGAAAGCGGCCGCGACCGACCAGATAGCGTCCGCGATACCTGACGCCTCGTCAAAAATGAGCATTACGCCCGCAAAGTTGTGGACGCCCGCGTATCCGTCGGGGTTTTCTTCGCTCCACAAGCGCCCTTCTATAGCCCAATAGCGCGTGCCAAGGCTCAGATCGCGTTCCACAAGGTCTGTCAGCCACTTGGCTGGCATGACTTTAGTGGCCGATACCTCAAACCAGTGAGAATTGATCGACATCGACAGCCACTTGGTGATTTCCGCCCATGTGACCGACCGCAGCTGGCTTTCAGAGTTGGCAGACACCAGCGTAGTGGACCCAATACGCGTGCTGAGCATCCAGATGGTCAGCCATGAGACTAGGGCTGACTTGCCAATGCCGCGTCCTGACGCCACCGCCATCCTGAACGTGTCAAAGTCTACCTTGCCGTTGTTCTGTTTGATGTGTTCCCCGAGGTCGCGCAGCACGTCGCGCTGCCACTTGCGCGGTCCCGTGAAGTGTTCCAGCGGCGTGTTCGGTTGGCCCCACGGAAAGGTCATCATCACGAACGCAAGCGGGTCGTTCTTGATCTGGGGCGACCAGAGGCGAGACATCAACGCCATCTCGCCTTCTGCGTCGTATTTGGTCGTCTGCATGCAGCTACCTGATGTCTATCTTGCTTACCAGCACGGCCAGAACCACAAGGA